AACGAAGAATATGAGGCAAAAGAACCGATGATATTTATTGACAAAACTTTACTCAAAAGAGATAAGGACGGAACGGTAAGACCTCCGTCAGGAAAAGAAAGAATCGTTCAACAGGTCAGAACTCCCGTTGATAAAACCTTGATACATGAATATAGCCCTGAGATTCGTTCAGAAAGCCTAGACAAAGGAATTGAAGTCAATTTCAGAATGCTTGAGTTATTAACTGGTATGTCGGCCGGGGTTCTGACGAAACCTGACACAAATTACGCCACAGCTACAGAGATGAAAGCGGCGTTGCAAATGACATATGCGTTTGTAACTAAATTCAGAAAAGTACTAGAAAGTGGAACGGATGACCTTATATATGCCGTGAATGCAATCGCTAACAGGAACAACGTGACACCGATCGGAGACTATGAAACGAAATATGATTGGTCTGACAGCTATGTAGAGAATCTGAACGATAGGTTCAACCAGTTAATACAAGCTGAGTCAATCGGAGCCGTAGACACTGCAGAGGTAAGAGCTTGGACGATGAACGAAGACGACGAAACATCAAAAGACAGGGTTGCAGAAATTAAAGCAAGCAATCCTATCGTTAACGTTCTTGAGCCGTGAGGTGACGCGCTGTGAACAATCTTTTGAAGGAAGATTACTTTGCAAAAATACCGGAGCCTCTCGAAAAATTAATGCAGGAACTGAACGCAGAAGTTGTTGCAATTATAGCTTACCGTATAAAAGAGATTGGAGACATATCACCAGCAGCGGCCTGGAAGCTAAAAACCGCAAGCGAATATGCAGTTGGAGACATTAAGAAAATCGAGAAAGTAATCTCTAAGATAACAAATGAATCCATTACTGAAATTGAGAAAATATTTAAAGAAACCGCAATGGAGAATGAAGATTTCTCAAAGTTTTTAGCCAAAGCAAAAGGGTTGGAATTTGTTCCTTTGTCAGAGGATGAAGTTGTTTGTGAAATAGTCAGATCCGCAACAAGGAATATGAAGAACGAACTGCTTAACATGCTCAGGACAAAAGCGTTCCTGCAAGATGGGAAACCGATATCAATTAGGCAGCAATACATGAAAGCGGTTGACAAAGCTATATTCTCGGTTGAATCAGGCGTGTTAGATTACAACTCAGCAATGCGTAAAACAGTTCGCGATATAGCGAGAAGTGGAATTAAGACTGTGAATTATGAATCTGGATATGCAATGCGCCTTGATAGCGCCGTTCGCATGAATACGCTTGACGGATTGCGACAGATGAACATTGACATTAGGACAAGGCAGGGCGAAATGTATGGCGCTGACGGCGTTGAGATATCTGCACATGCAAACCCGGCCCCGGATCATCAATTTATTAATGGGCAGCAGTTTAGCGATGAAGAATGGGAGTCTATAAACGCTAACCTTTCTAGGCATCTCGGAGAGAGAAACTGCATGCACACTCTATTTCCAATTGTTCTTGGTATATCAAAACCGAATTACACGCAATCGGAACTTAGGCAAATGTCGGCCAACGCAAACGCTAAAAAGACATACGCAGTAAACGGGACAGAACACGGCGTTACAGGCTATGAGGCTACGCAGGTGCAGCGAAAATATGAGCGCGGTATACGTAGGCTAAAAGACCAAAAAAACGCCTTGAAATCTGCCGGAGATACTTTTGGAGTGAAAATGATAAGCAAGTCAATAGCTGAGAAAAGCAGAGAATACAGAAGCGTATCGGATCAGCTAGGCTTATCAGAAAAGAGCAACAGAACAAGAGTTACAAGTTAGCTATATTGTTGCTGCTTTTGTGGTAACGATATGCAATATATCATTCAGCCAAGAATTAAAAATGGCTAATCCGAACCGAAGAAATATCGGTATATAAATTGTTTTATGGAGGGTAATATGAAAAACATTCACACACTTTTGTCAGAAATCGGCGTAACTGTGCCGGATGACAAGAAAGCGGACTTTGACAAGGCTGTGACAGAAAACTACAAGACAGTTGCAGACTACGACAAGCAAGCTGGAAAGCTGCAAAAGGCACAGGATGATTTGGAGTCTGCCAATGATAAGATCGGAGAGCTATCCGAGGCCGTAAAAGGCACGGAGGGTGCAGAGCAAACCATTAAGGATCTACAGAAAAAGCTTGGCGATTACGAAGAAGCTGAAAAAACACGTAAATCAGAGGAAGAGGCAGCCGAGGCCGACGCACAACTTACTGCAACGATCGAGGAATACTACGGCTCCGATTCCATGAAAGACAAGAAGTTTGTAAACGAATTCACACGGAAATCAATCACGGATACACTTAAGGCCGAGATGAACAAGCCAGAGAACAAAGGAAAGGGCGTTAGTGATTTGTTTTCTGCACTCACAAAAGAACAAGATGGAATTTTCAAAAACCCGCAAGATCCTATTAATATACCACCTACAGGTATGCTTAGACCGGACGCAGCGGAAGAATCAAAAATTAGAGCGGTGATGGGATTGCCGCCACTGAAAGGATAATTAATTATGGCAAATGCTATTGCACTGTTTAAAAAGTACATTGATATGCTCGATGAGGTGTACAAGAATGCCTCTATTACATCTATCTATGATGGAGACTCTACGCTTGTACAAGCTGGAGCCAATACAAATGAAATTGTTATTCCTAAGCTCACCATGCAAGGTCTTGGAACATACAGCAGATCTTCCGGGTACACTGCAGGTGATGTCACGCTGACATATGAGACCGTCACCTTCAATTATGACCGCGGAAGAAAGTTCTCTGTTGACAACATGGACAACGAAGAAACTGCTGGCCTCGCATTCGGAAAGCTGTCCAGTGAGTTTATCAGGACGAAAGTTGTGCCGGAGATGGACGCATTCAGATTCGCCACATACGCCGGAACATCTGGGATCTCCACCGCTACGCCTGGCACTCTGGCAGATGGTAGTGCGGTTCTTTCTGCTTTAGTCACCGCGCAGAGTAAAATGGATGAGGACGAGGTTCCGATGGACGGAAGAGTGTTGAACATTACGCCTACTTTGTATAACGCAATTATGGCGGTAGACACAACCAAGTCCAAGGAAGTGCTTGCATCTTTCTCACAGGTTGTCAAAGTTCCTCAGACAAGATTCTACACTGCAATTGATCTTAAAACTGGTGGAACTGGTGAAGAGATTGGCGGCTATGTAAAGAATGCAGAAGCGAAGGATATCAACTTCATGATCATTCACAAGCCTGCATTGATGCAATATCCTAAGCACACGGTTAACAAGGTTATCACGCCAGACGCGAACCAAACCTCTGACGGGTACATGTTCTTCTATCGTGCGTATGGATTGGCTGATGTGTACGAAAACAAAGTAGCTGGTATCTATATGCATACAAAGGTGTAAGGAGGATTAATATGGCTATCACTGTCGGATTAGGAGCAAACAAAAAGCTGAGCGAGATTGATCAATTAAAAGCAGAAAACAAAAAGCTTCAAAGGGAACTATCTGCTTCGCTTGCAGAAAACAAAAAGCTGGAAAAGGAACTGGAAAAGAAGTAAAACGGAGGGCAGACGATGTACATTGATTTTTCCTATTACAACGATAACGGAGGAACGGTTGATTCGTCTGCCTTTCCTCCGTTGCTGAAAAAGTCTGAATACAAGTTAGATTACTGGACGCAAGATCGACTAAAGGCTTTGGAGGTTGTTCCAGATAGTGCAAAAGATCTGCTTGTCGAGATGATAAACAGGTACAGTGAGTTCGAAAGCGCGACGATGAAAGGCGTTGCAAGTTTCAACAATGACGGCGTTTCAGTGAGTTTTTCAGAAGCAATTACGTTGGAGTCTGTGAATGATAAACTTTATGATTTGGCGATTGAAATGCTTCCGATTGAGATTATAACAGCAACGCTTGACACGGAGGTGTAGTTGTGGACATCTCTATATTGCCAACAGCTAAGTACACTGTAACAGTGCTGAACAAACTAAGATCGGTCGATAGTCCGACAAAGAAAGATGTTTGGAGCAAAGAAACTATAAGTGGATGCACATGGTCTGAAAAGACAGTTCGTGCAGTAGCTGGGACAACCGTACAGACGGCGAGTACAAGGATCGTCAGAGCGCCCCAAAATAGCTTATATTTGCCGTATCAAGAATGGATCGCGAAGACAGAAACGAACTTCACTTTCAGCACAGGAGATTACTTGATCCTTGGCGAGATACCGGAGACTGATATCACGCCTCAGAACGTGTTGCAGATCGTCCAAAAATACAGGCCGAATGCGTTTGAAATCAAAGCGTTCAAAGACAACACGGCACTCGGACTCGCTGGCCACTATAGAATCGAGGGGAGTTGAATGCAAATTGCACCTGGCGCTGATTTTGAGTGGAACTATCCGCAAGATCAGATTGTATCAAGGCTTGGAATCAATAAAAGGCTGCAATTGTTTTTTGCGAACGCTGCGCTGCGGAAGATGAATCCATACACGCCGTTTGATTCCGGCATAATGGCTCAAAACACAATTGTAACCGCAACAAACGAGTATGCCGAAATATTATATAATTCTCCGTACGCTCACTACCAGTGGCTTGGGGAATTGATGTTAGCGCCAAACGGATCTTCTTATGCTGGATTTGGAGAAACTAAGCACTACGTGGGGAAAGACCTAAAGCAAAACAAAGAAAAGCATCCACTAGCATCATCACGCTGGGATAAAGCGATGTGGGACGCTCACAAAGAAGAAGTGCAGTCAGAAGTCGATCTGTACAGAAGGAGAATTTCCAGATGAACAAGCACACTCAAATAAAAAATTTCATTCAGTCGTTCTTGACGGATCGAAATCTATTCTTCCATTCGATCGACATGTATCCTGCGTTTCGCTCTATCGTTCCAGAGTACGGAGACTTCAAGCTATCAAGTGATATTGTCGGAAACGATAAGAAAGTGTATACATTTGCGTTTGTTGGCGTTGAGCAGTTCGATTTGGGTACGTCAGAGAACAACGAAACAAATATGCAGATGTTTGATGATTTTTCTGGTTGGATAACAGAGAAAGAACGCAACAAAGAATATCCAGACTTCGGCGATAAGTGCAGCAAATATCAATGGGAAGTGTTGCAGAATATGGCAAGCCTAGCCGCATACGATCCAGACACCGGAACAGCAACATGCTGTCCTGTAGGCTAAAATATACAGAAAAAGGAGAGTAAACACTATGGCAGAAGCAACGGCCTTTAACTTGACTACAGACCAGGAAGCAGAACGAAAACTACTGGTCACAGCGGTAAACGTAGGAACCACCGCGTCCCCTGAGTGGGAAATCGTTGGCGTTGGCGTTGAATCTAGCACAATTGATTACAACATCGACAAGACAAAGGTCACTGACATCCTAGGAGTAACAAAAACAAGGGTAAACAAACTGGAAACAACGCAAGAATTGTCCCCGAACACCGTTCGCGGAGGCTCCAAGCTGGCTCTGAAGCTTTACAACGATTACAAGTATGGCAGACTGTCCGAGTTGTCTTTGTATCAAGTAATGCAGATTCACGCGTATGTTGGTGCTGCTGGCGCTTACGAAGCGGAGGTACACGACAATTGCACTATCTCTGTAACATCTTTGGGCGGGAGTGCTTATGTCGATATGCCTATTTCGATCGATTACTCCAACGATAAAACTCACGGGACTGTAGACAAATACAAATACGGAGAAATTATTACATTCACACCAGCGGCATAAGGGGGAAATATGGCTAAACTTGAAATTAACACGGGTGAGATTTCGCTCGAGATTGAAAGAGACGGCGCTTACGTTGGTGATTTCAAATTCAACCCATCTGACGTTAAACTAGCGAAGAGATTCTATGCTGCACAAACTGAATTTTCAGAAAAGAATGCGGAGATCGAAGAAAAGCTAAAAGAAGTATCCAGTAACGAAAAGGATGGAATTGCTTTATACGAAGAAACTGCACAATATGCAAGAGGTGTAATTGACAAGATTTTCGGAGATGGTTCAGCGGATCTTGTTCTCGGAGACTCTTTGTCAGAACAAGCGTTTTCAGACTTCTTTTCTGGGATATCTCCATATTT